ACTGTATAGGGGTCAGAAGCCGTAACTACAATTCCTTGTAGATTAAAATCCGCATTACATGCCAAATGACTAGGAACAAAGGTGTCTTCTGCCACAAAGGCATTTCCATTTGTTTCAAGATGATCTGAGACGAGTAAACCGTCTGATATATCATTATTTGAAGAGTCCGTACCTACAGTAGTAGCTACATCTGGTTTAAGTAGAACCCCTTGGGTACTAGAGGATTTGATATACATATCTGTCGAAGAGACAGACACCCCAAACCAATCGGCAAACGTTGCGCCATGAAGAACAAGATCTACTTCTCCAAGTGTATTTCCGATACCAAGATCTGTTTCTAAGTCTGCCTTGTCACAAATAGAAAGAACGCGGTTGGTTAAAGGCACTCCAAATCTTAATTGACCAGAATCTTGTGTTGCATATTGAATCTTTCCGTCGTCTGAATCGCCAAAAGCCAAAGCTATTCCATCTTTAAATTTATTTGCGCCAGACAGAAAGATAACAGAGGCACTTAGATCTGCAAAAGTATCTATAACGTCGTTTATCTTCTCTTGTGTGGTTTTTCTTATCCAGTTTTCATGTTCAAATGTTGGATTATTATAGTTGCTCCATCCGATATGGATCTTACTGTTAGAAGCTTCTTTTAGACTTGCTCCAGCCCCAGAAGCCCAGACAGGATTGATTTTAGATATAGTCATGATTTTCCTCTGTTGTTTTAACTACCTTCAATTATTTGCCAAGCGGCGTTTCCAGAAGTGGCTGTATTTATTATTTTTGCATAGGAATATGGAACAGAAGGTAGATAAAAAACTGAATCTCCCTCTATGGTTCCACCGTTGCCATCTAAGATTATAGCGCCGCTGTTATTCCAGGCTTTTAAAACCAAAACTCTACCTAATGTAGTTGAACCAGGAAGCTCGATAGTTATTGTCGAAGTTCCTGTTCTTGTTGATTGAATGTAATAATCGCCACTTTGAACTGTATACGAAGTTGTAGTCCCAATGTTTGTTTCGTTATGGATTATACTTCCATATGTTTCGTTCTTATATAGGTTTTTAGTTTGAAAGTCAGCATCTGCATATACGTTTTCGTGTACTTCTGTGTTTGCATAGACGATTAAGTCTTCTCTTGAAACAAGTCCTTCGGAACTCGTAGTATGTTGTCCAATCACTACTGGCCTTGCAGAAGCACCACTATACAAACGTATAATGACGTTTGAGTCTATAAGCGCATCTGTTCCGTTATGAAAAAGCTGTCCAAACTTAGAAGCATTACTAGGACTATGAAGTCTAACTATTGGAAGAGAGGTATTAGAAACACCAAGAGTAGTGCTTATGTCAGGAGTCTCGCAGATAGAAAGTGTTTTATTTGTTGCCGGGACGCCAATAACAAGTTGATCTTTCCCAGAGACACTAGCTGTAGAATATCCAATAGAAGCATCGTTGTCTGTCCCAAAATACAAAGAGATATCATCGTTAAACAATACATCGAACACAAGGCTATTGGCTATGGAACTATTCCAGTATCCACTGATTACATCGTTAACCTTATCTTCTGTAATATTCTGGTACCAGTTTGCGTATTCTAAATATGCATTGTCTCCAGATTGAATACCATCTTCAATCTGAGTATTTGTTGGAACTTCTATGTTTGTATCATCGCCAGAAGCCCACAATGGATTATAGGTTGGAATATTCGGCATTATATATCTGTCCTCCCTCTAGTTGGCTAAAATAATTTCGATTCCTGCGCTTACAGGTGACTGATAAAGCATGGCGTTTCTTTGAGATCCGACAAGTGGAACGCTAGTAGTTATTGTTATTCTACCGGCAACCGAATTGTCTATGATGGAAGTGTACCCGAAAGTCTCAAGAATGTAATTGTATACATCTACAACAGTGCTTCCTTTGCTATAGATAGAAGCTTTACCTTTAATAAGTTGTCTGTATTCTTCATCTTCTGCTGGCTCGTCGGAAAGAAGGCCTTCATAACTGTTATAAATTCCGCCCGCCAAATCAGAATAAACAAAACAAACTATTTCATCTACAAATATATCACCTGTAGAAGTATTCGTATGTCCAAATCCAATTTCTAATCCGCTTGCAGCATCTAGCTCAAGGTCAAAGTAGTTCCAAACAGTATCATTTGCAGAGGTCCACCTGAGTATACCGTTTTGATAGACTCCACCAATTTCGCTTGTGGTTTCATTCTTGATGAACCCACGAACATAAAACTTTTCAGCACCAGGAATATCTATGGTTTGTTTTGCACTAGCATTCAATGTGCCAGTTGTGTTTGTAACCTTAAGACTTCTGCCATCAGATCTTACTTCTGCTGTAACTGTCGTCTTTAATAAAGTTGCACCACCTGTATCTGTCCAAGCAGCGGTAGTTAGTTCTTCCATCTGGCCGTCGAACAGCAAAGAAACAACAGGTTGAACAATAATATCGTCAACATACATAATACCGTTTATGGTAGTCTCTGTATGTCCAAACTCTAAGTTTTGACTGTTAACTGGGTGAGGATCGTATACAAAGTTAAAAACGTTCCAAGAACCAGTCTCAGCACTTGATTTCCATTTTCTTATACCGTTAGCAAAGATAGATAAGCTAGGGGCAGCAAAATGATACGTTGCTCCATTTATAAGGTACTTAACACTATAGTGCTTTGGCACTGCCATTACTTGTCTTGCACCGGCACCAATTGCACTACCTGTATTAGTTATTTTAAGACTTTGAGTTCCACTGTAAGCCACTGTGTTACTTTTTGCTAAGGTTGCCGATCCTACAGAAGTAAAAGCAGCTGTACCAGTTTTCTCCATATCATAATCAGCCAACCAAGACAAAGTAGCAAAACCATTCTTATAATCTTCTATAATGAAGAAATCATCGAAACGAACAAGATGGGCAGATGTACTCATCGCTCCAAGTATAATGTCTAACCCATCTTCTGTCTTAAGTTCTATCTCAAATTGAACCCATTGACTGAGTTTTGTTGGATCGCCAGTAAAGACCAGAGTTCCATTTTGGTATACAGCAGCAAGCGAAGTAGTAATTATGTGATAGTACCAACCTTTAATCTTAAAGCTTTGTCTATTTGTGTTCAGAGTTTGCTGTGCGCCAGCTCCATCTGTAAAAGATGCATTTATAACTTGAAGGCTTCGGGTCCCGGTATGGGAGCCACCGGACTTGGCAACAGTGGCCCCGCCAACTGCTGTCCAATCATCTAGAGTTGCTTTCTCCATGTCGGCATCTTTAATGCCAGTCTTCCAAAACCTAGTATAGATAGAATCGTATTCTACGTTTACATTTGTTGCCGCGCCGCCAAAGATAATAAAATTACCATCATTTAAATCGAATGTAGCAGAAATCTTATGGAATACACCACTAGTAGTTCCATTTGCAATCCTAGTATTAAAGACAGAACCTTGTGCAGAAGCTGTGTTCTGCCAAATTTCAGGAACAGAACCTCCACCTAGAAATCTAACATAAGCTTCTATGTATCCATACTCGTCCTCGCTAGAAGGTTGAAGATCTTGCTGTGCACCTTGCCAATTGATACCGCTACCAACTACGCTCAAAGCGTAGGTTCCATCGTTACCAGGAGTTACTTTAGATAGAACAGTTCCGTTTACTGCTGTCCAGTGATCTGTGTCTGTATCTTCCATGTCTCCATCTGTTAAAAGGCTTCTACTTGGGCTGTCGTCCTCTTCTATAACAAGGCTGTCATAGTACACAATTGCACTAGAAACAGCACCAGAAACACCAAGGATGATGTTTTGAGCGTTCTCAGAGGTAAGTGTTACATTAAATGCGTTCCATGTAGCAGTATTAGAGGGTGCGGTCCAAAGAACTTGGTTGTTCTTGTAATAGATTACAGCTGGACTAGAACCAGAAACGTTATATGCGTAACCCGATACTCTAACAAGTACGGATTCAGGAAGGTATTTTAATTTTGTTCGCGCGCCAGAAAAGAAAATGCCATCTGTATTGACCACTTTTAAGCTCTGGGCATCGGCGTACTTAATAGAAGAATCTTTTGTTAAGGTCGCGCCAGCCTTAGATTCATATTGAAAAGTACCTTTATCTTCCATTGTGGCATCTGAAATGCCAGCATCTTCTATTTTTAATAAACTATCTACAGAAACAGAAGCTAAAGGCCTGTTTAAGCCAACAATGTCTCCAACTATATCAAGCCAGACACCAGTAGCGTTATCTATAGAGCGCTTGTCTCTTAGGTCTACAAGTATAGATTCTGAATCGTCTAAACGATTCAAGAATGCCTCTAGAAGGGCTAATAGGTTATGGCTTTCAGTAAATTCATTAATCACTCTATCGAGACCAGTATCTTTAACACTCATAGTAGTTTCTTCTCCTCTCGCGCCACCAAAATTAATTTGTATATGTTATGTTAACTATGATATTCGCTGTATCAAAATCTGCAATCTCGTTTATCTCAATCTCTAAGTTAGAAGTTCCTGTCGGACTAGGTGTAAAATCAATAGCTAGGTCGTCTACTTGGTGTCCTACAACGCTATTAATTGGAGTATAGAGTCTTGAATAAATTACATTTACACCGATTGTATAGTTCGCAACTGCATAGTCTACAATAGCTTGTTTAATATCTTCTTCTCCCGTCGCGGGGAACAAAGCTCTATCAGCTGTTATATCTATAGTAGTATATACGTCTTTTTGTTCTGGTCGCTCGAACTTAATAACATAAGTCCTTCCAGTTATAGGGTCATTGTAACTTTCATCTACCGAACTTGCAGATCCTGAATTGTAATATCCAATACCAGCAGATACAGTTTCAAATAGAGTTTCAGCTATAACAGTTTCTGTTCCACCTTGAAGAACTACCCATAGGTGTTGTGGAGGTACTGTCTTTAAAGTTGCATCGGTATTGTTTACAAATACAATTAAATTAGCAACACCATCAATTTCCGCTAACGCAGTATAAATAGCACTTGAGGTAGCAGGACTAGCAACGCTAGCAGCAATCTCTCTTCTGTTTCTTAGTTCTGGGTCTTTTTCTCTATCTTCTCCAACGATAGCATCGTTAGGATTCGTAACTCTTTCCCATCCAAAGACAGGATTAATAATCTTTGTTAGAAGACCGGCTGAACCCTCGGTTATACCTTCTTCAGTAGCAGTCGCATTCACACTGTCAGAGTCTACTCCTATAGCTGCCGCTAATATATTGGTAGCCGAATCTAAATTAACAACTGGGTCTAAGATGTTAGTTAGTGTTGCCGCATCGGCAGAAATTCCACTACCAATAATTTGTGCTGTACAAGCTACCTCTGTAGTTCCAGCTCCAACAAAAACAACCTCACTATCAGTAAGAAATACAGAAGACTCATCTGTCTTGGCTATTCTAGTTCCAGCAGGCACTGTACAGGCTCCTGTAGCAGTCAGTTCTATATCTACTGTAGAAAAGGTAGCAGGAGGCAAGACAACAGTACTGTCGGTTGAAAATACAGACTCTCCATTTTGCTTGGAGACTAAAGAGCCAGCAGGAATAGTAGATCCAGCTGCATTCGTAGTAACTATCAATTGAACCGAGCTGTTTACAGCTGGATTCCTTTCGATTCCGTTTAACTTAACCAGATCCGATAAAGAAGTCCCTCCCGACTTTTGTGGGTCTTGTGAATCTGACACTTCCTCTATTATTTCATTTATTTCCGCTACGGACTTAGAGAATATTTCTAAAATCTGTCCCAGTGCTGAATCTGCATCTGTTTTTATATCGTCTCCGTATGCACCCTTTAGTTCTGTAACTAATTTCTCTTTAATTTCATTGAACCTGTCGACTACTAAGCCTTCGTCTGAAAATGAACTCATAGTTTTTCCTCCCTTAGAGTGCTGTTGAACCAGCAGTAACGCCGTAAATTGTATCTACTTCAAATGTAACATTTGCTTTTTTAGTTGCCGAATCGACGACAAAGGAAAAAGACCTTATACCTGTGACTCCATCTGTCTGTAGGATAATGTTTTTAATTGTTTGTTCTTTAAGAGACTGAGGTATCCTTGTGTTGAATAGAACATCAAACCATGGGGTCCCCATAGTATAGTTTAACTCCCATTCTGCTTCTAGAAAGAGTAATCGTACTATGATAGATTGTGCAATCTCTTCTTTCTGGCTAACAAAAGAGAGGTCTCCATTCTCAAGTACTAAGTCATGTGTGTCTTTTGACAGTTTAAAGTCTATCATGTTGTTTCCTCTCTCAGAGTGCTTTTACTTTTGTCTGGCCCGCATCAGAAACTTCTACAGAACCAACTACAGTACCAGGGTTGCCGTTTGTAAGTGTTCCTGCAAACGTTACTTCTATATCGTCTTCTAGTCTAATAACAAGACTGCCATCTGCTTTTACTTTGATTGCCGTGGGAAGAATTGAACCTGCTCCCGTTATAGTACCAGATTGAAACCCAGTAGAGCTACCTCCACTAAAAGTCCAAGCTAATGGTCCTCTATAAACTCCATCGCCTTCTGCTTTTACTTTAACAGAAGGTAAAGATGTTATTATAAACGTACCACCAGTGACAGTAGCTGTTTTATGGTCTATCTCTCCACTTGAATTCATTATTAGCTTTAAGCCCATAGAGTGCTACCTCTCTTTCTGGTCGCGCGATATATAAAAAACACATTGGAAAGCCCACCTGATAAGAGGAGGAGATTACCAGATGAGGTCCCCAATGCTAGAAATTACTTTAAGGGTCTACAGTTAAAGTCCCGGAATTACAATCTATTTGTCCAGAAGACTTAAGCTCTATAGTGCCATTTGAATTGTTTAGTTTAATTGAATCTGACTTAACAGAAATTACAGTAGAGCCATCTTTCTTTCTTAGTTCAATTGCATCAGAAGTAACAGGCTGTGTGCCTTCTGCATCTGGTTTAGACATTAATCCAGGTATAGCTATTGCGTCTGACAGAGAGAATGTTCTGTTTCTTAAAGGATCTACAATTCCACCTTGTTCAAACCATTGGTCTAATGCTCTTGCAGAAAAGACTAGTAGTACATAGCTATCTTTCTTGAGTTCAAACGTCAATTCAAAGTCGCCGCTCCCTTGAAAGATAACTGGTACGTCTTCTAAGATAGGGATAGTTAACTCTGTGTCGTCTATCAATACAGTTTTCAATGTGATTTGTGCTGAAATTGTTCTTTTATCTTTATCAAAAGAAATAACTTGTGCAGGTAATGCCGTATGTATCTTCTCCATAGAGAAGTTATCAAACGTCTTTTCTAAAATAGTCGCCCATGACATAGTTGTAACGTCTTGTTTTTTCAAAACTAACCCCCCTCTTCTTCTCCAAAGCATTCTGATATAGTATCAAAAATACCACCAAAATTATCACCAATGTGAACCAAAGAATCTACAATATATACTCCGTTTACCGAAGAACTATAGTTGTTTGTCTTTTTGTCTTGTCCAACCTTAACAGCTGTTTGATTTGATTCTATAGTGACTATAGTATTTGGTTTTATGCTGCCATTCAAAAGAGTTTTAACTTTTAGTCCGTTTTCCGTTATAGAAGGAGCTGTTAGAAGCCCTGTGTTTTTGTTGATAAGAACACTTCTAACGGAATCAAACTGTCTATCGGCACCTTTTTCCGCTACCTCTAAGACCCCACTTGTTACCCAGAAAACCATACCGTAATCTGTCGTTAGTTGATGTAGAACTTGTTGACCAGATCCATGATAGGTTGCTGCTTTTAAAAGTTTCTGTCCAACAAGAGACTTAGCTCTACTTAAATCTGTATCTAAACCAAATGAATTCGCCATATCTTTCAGGATAGTACCTATATCTGTTCCTGTTATATATGTTTTTGAGAAAAACGTGTCTTTATAGTTCTTTTCACCATCGCCGCAAGTAAAAACAGAAACCCAACCTTGGCCAGGCACTAAAGAATGTTGAACCTTAACCAAATTACCTCTAAATAACAGAGGAGGAAGGTTGCTTTCGGAGTTGTCTCGTGTCTCGGTACTTGTTGTAGAAGGAGAAGGAAGGCCTTTGAATCCACCGTATAGCTCTACTAATGAATCTGTAACAAGAAGATTTCTTGTTCCGAAGTTCAATCCAAACACAGTCATAGTTGCTGTATTTGGTTCTTCGTTTCTGTTTGCAGATACAGTAAAAGAAATATGGAAGTCTTTTATATCTAACCTTCCCTTTCCGGTAGTGACACGAAGTTCTATTTCTCTTTTGAATTGTAGTGTCATTGTAAAGTCACAGTCCTTTCTCTTGTTCTTAAGCCGCGCGCCATTTAAAAGAAAAGACTAAAAAGTATCTTTCTCTATATAAAGGAGTATCCATCTATCACCAAGGCCATATTCATCAGGATCCTCTTCTTTCTTCTCTTGATCTAAAAGAAGAAACTCCCCAATTTGTTGATACCCATGTTGTCTTATTAGTCTTAGGTTGGTAACAAGCTTTATGTTTCTGATAACGATAGTATCAGTCCCACCTTCTAAATCCATATACCAAGACCCAGTTGTTCTGTTATATCTAAGAGTGAAACTATAAATCTCTCCTTCTAAACTGTAGGCAAAAGTAGAGTAAGCACTGTTTGTTATTGGAACTTTAAATATAGCCAAAGTAACCTCCTTAAAAAACTATTAGTGAGTGTTTAAATAATTTTCGATAGCTTCTAGACGTTCTTCAAACAACTCAGGTCCACTCTTGCCTTTTGGTTTGTTCCCTTGGTCTTCTTTAGGGTCTTCATCTCTCTCTGTATCAGTGTGTTTTGGTTGCTTTTTGCCGCGCAGCCTTTTAGAAGCAGAAGCCTCTCCTGCAATTACAAATCGACTATTAACAAAATTAACTGCTACAAGAGAAAGACTAAACCGATACCCAGATCCAATGGAAGAACTAGCTGATTCAGAAAGATTCGTAACCATCATAGACGAGAATGTATCTTCTGGCGTTACAATCTTAATTACTTGATCTACTTGAATTAAAGACTTTAATTGATCTCTTTTCTCAATCCAATAAGTACGAGCCTCTTCCTGTGCGTCCTCTCCATTGTCAGATTGGATCTGGGTTCTATCAATTGCAAACAAACAAGTAAGATTAAGTTGAACAGGCTGTGCTGTTCTGTGATCGGCGATATAAGAACCATCTTCTATGGGTCTTTGAGAAACTGTAAAAGACTGGTCATTAGAAAGGCCAGATAATACATCTACAACAATATCTTCTATAAGTATTTTAGTTTCTGGATTCTGTTCTGCCATTATATATTGTCCTCCAGTCTACCTTTTGGTCTTAGGGGTAACTTTACCTTTTGCTTCGACCTTCATTGTTTTCTTTATCTCGTCTACAAGGCCCTGAGGGTCGGTAACAGGATCTTTTATTTCAAGATTGATATCTCCGTGAACAGTAAAAGTATCGCCACCATAAGAGAGACTCCCAACGTTTCCTGCTGCTGCATTTGCTTTTGCTAAACCGAACTCCGTGAAGCTAGCTAGTGATCCCGCCGTTGCCAATACATCTGAAGAGGCAGGAGAGAAGCCACGTGGTAGGCCGAATTCGTTAGCTTGGGAAGTAGGAAAAAG